TTACTGCTCCAAGTCGCACAGACTCGCTCTCAGCGCCTTCTGAGAGGGATTTAAGCTGGGTTAGGGCACCGGGTACGCAATCCATTATCATCTTCTTGGTGCGCTCCTCAATCTGAGCCTCAAACTGATTCTTTAGCTCATGCCCTCTTTGCTTGGGATGAGAGTAACCAGCGGTAGCCGCGGCTTTAGCGGCATTACCATGTAGGCAATACTGCTCAATAAATGTTTCTTGTTTGGCTGTTCTCATGTCCATACACTCGCAAGTTTGTCTTCGTCATCAATTACTTCGGTAACCTTCTCAGCCGCCGCTCTTATATCCGGCAAATCTTGGAATCTATCAAGGTAGTCTCTTATTCTACCTGTATAACTACCAGCCAACATTCCAATAATACCGGGAAGTGATTTAGGATTATTTCTGTAAGCATTAGCTTGTCTCGCCCATTTATCATGCTGAGACACACCACCGGCAGGTCTGCCCTTACCAGAACTTGCATACCCCCGCATTGCAGCTTGAATGCCAGGGTCTTCCATTGGTCTAGTCACATTCCCTCTAAACTTAGGAAGTATCCCAGTATTCATGGAAACTCTTGTGGCAATATAAGGGGCTGACGTTGAGGCGTCCCAACCAGATAAATTTGGAGCAAGTGTTTCTAATAGGCCAGTCATAGTTTTAGTGGGGTCTTCTACATTATATCCCTGCATCATAGCATCCATAGCTATTTTATCTAAACCAGTATACCCCTCATAAGTAGCTAATCGTTCGGCATTCTCATCTCTTGTTTTAGACCTACCCCAGCCCGGACCCGGTTTAACGGGTGTTATGCCTGTAGTGCTATATAACCTTTCCTGAATCTCCTCAAGAGTCATTACACCAATAATCCCATAGGCTGCTGCATAGGAGGTCTATCAGGACCAACATTCTGACCCATACCGGGTCTAGAACCCATAGGGACACCACCCCTTCTGAGTTCATTTATTCTATTGTCAATCTCCCTTCTGAGAAATTCCAATTCCATTATTTCGGCATCAGGTGCTAGTTCTCTTCCCATGATATTATGCCCACTTAGGGTTAGATTCTGCGTTATTATATTGATCTAGGTATTGTTTCTGACCTGTTAGTAACCACAAATCCCAGAGCCTTCTTTTTTCAACCAACATTTCTGGATTTATTTCTCCTCTAGAAAAATGCTCAAGCATAAATGGTGTCGTATCATCTACTTGGACAGGCGGACCCATGGGATACTCATCACCTAAAATACTAACCATTTTATGTTTTCGTATCGCATCATTCTTAAAAGGATTGGTAACATTCCATGTTCCATCTTCATTCTTAAAAAACCCCTGCGCTCCACTGGCCATCCATCTTTCTTTATTGGTCATATTAGACTCAGTAGACGGGGCTATTTTATTTAGGAGTTTAGCAGTTTGACCAAGCATAGAAGCATTTACCATCTTTTCTATACCTTGAGATAACATTGACATAAAGCCGGTATTAGATGGATTAACCTCATTAGAGGCATTACCTATATAATTACCGTCCCACTCAACAGAATGAATTCCAGAACTTGTGGAGCCAGAACCTATTTTTGCCGCTGCTGCCGCAGCCGCCGCGACATCTTCTTCATCATAGTCCATTAGAAAGGTTCCTCTTCAAGTTGCGCGCCTAGTGTTCCGCCACGGAGAGCAGGATAGGAAGCAGTTTCAACTCCTCTCTTCGTCATCCATCCGTAGTCTCTTGAAGCCATTATTGCGTTAATCTCGTCTATAATTAGTTCGTGCCTCTTCTCGCCCTTTTTCATTTTGGGTAGAAGCTGACCTACCGGGACTACATTAAAATCAACGTCACCAGCTTTTGCCACTTTAGGTATGGACATATTAGTTATGTCTATAACAACAGGTAGTTTCTTGCTTCCGAATTCTAACACACTGTCTATAAACTCTGATCCACTACCCTGTCTATACCAGTCCGTATTCCATTGTACACCTCTTCCTGTAGCCTTGTCAAATACCCTGGTATGGTTCATATGAGCCAGGAGTCGGTCAGGGGTCAACGAGGAGTGCGGGCCTACGCTGATATAGTTATCTGTTTCCCTGATTCTCCTTTCCGCTAGATCAACATCCAGTGGAGCAGTATTTTTATTACCCCTAGCATTGATGTCTCGCATCTCCTGCAATAACAAGTCTTTTGTTATTACCGCATCCGGGTTTCTTGTCCAGATAGACGCCCACGCCCTGTCCACCATTTTAAGCGGGTTTATCTGAATCCCACCTTCCACTCTAGACCCAGCGGCTGATGCCCTTATAGCGTGTCCACTAGCTGGCATTAATGGCTTTGTTACCCACAATGACTCCATTCCTTCCTTGGTGTGGGCCTTCAATATGGGAATAATGTGGTCCAGCATTTCCGTAGGAAGCGTGGATTGGGTCAAATCAGACAGTATTTGCGGCTGATTAACTATATCCATATAGCCACCCTCAAAGGATGTGGGGAATACATGACCCTCTAGGGACTGTTCAAGATTCTTTATTATAGGACTTGTCGGGTCCGTTGACTTAATATTGAGTATTGCCTTAGCGGCCTCATTCAAATACTCATTATAAGCTCTATTCCACTCCTTACTACCGCTTGTCTCTTTAGCCATAACCTCTTCAAGACGCTTAAACTCTCTAGCTATAAGAGGTTTTATATTAAACACCTCAGATAGATAAGCATTCTTTGGGTTAAGGTTAAGAAACTTAGAGGTTATAGCTTCTGGGACCATCTTGGCTAGTTGGAATCCTTTTCCACCTCTATACCATGGTATTGTTAGGCCCGTCTTACCGGCCCTCTGCATCCTGCTTAGATAGACATCAGACCCCATTACACGGTTTAAACCGCCCCTGCTGAGATTCTGAATCCCCCTAATCCCTTTGAAGGGGTTGATCAAGTTAAGGTAGCCGTAGGTAGTCTGTTCAGCGGCATGGGATATTTGAGGCCAGTCACCCGGCATCCACCCTGTTAAGTATGGGGGCACCCCAGCAGCCCATCTTATACCTTTGTCTATTGCTCCAGCTACAGGCATAAGCAGTTCAGCAGCAGCCCTACCCTCATGGGTTTTTGGAGAGTATCCAGACTCAGCGGCCTTCATAAAGCCATACCCATCTGACTGCTCTAGTCCGTACTTCTCAGCCATTTCTTTACCGGTAGGCCTTCCGGTTATTATAGCCCCTATCTCCCATGGTAGTCCTCTAACACCAGCGGCAAGGCCAGAACCCATTGCCATCAGAACTTCCATAAAACCCAATGCAGCACCCCCCTGAGCCTGTAGAGCCTTTTCTGTAGGCTCCATGTAGGTTTCAGCTATTCGATTGAGTATATCCTGTTTTTCGTCATCTGTCATTTTAAAAAGTAAATTTCAGCCCAAACCGCAGTTCCGAATACAGAACCAAGGATTGCAACTATCATTAAAAATGGGAATATATACTCCTTCATTTTCACTTAAAGATGTACCAGATCAACAAGCTAGCGGCCGTGATGTCTACACAGATAGACCATGCTATGTATCCCCTCAAGAACCACTTAGTCAATCTGGAAGCTAGAACCGCATCCGCACGAACTGGACCCAGTAGGGGGCGTAAAATGGAATGTAGGTCTAAAAGGATCATCTATGTAGTCCATCTGAGCATCACTCAACAATTCCAAAGAGGTGGGGTCTGAGAAGATTGTTTCCGACAGCATCTGAGCATCTGAAGGTATCTCTGTGGTGGGTGATAGCTTTATTTGATAGCCTGAACATCCGCCACCTTCTAGATGAATCCCTAAGAAGCCTTCTCCATTTAGGGTGGCATCTACCTTTGTCTGCGCTGACTCTGTTATCGTCACCGACCACCAAGTAGGCCCGGTGGTATTCCACCACCATTCATAGGCATTGGAACGCCTTGTGGTATTCCAGGGGGTAAGTCAGGACCGGGTTGACCGCCCATGCCGGGAATATTCATTCCGTCTGGAGGGGTCTGTGGCATCTGTTGACCACCACCTTCTACAGCTGCCAAAATCTGCTCAGGAGGCATCCCAGCCGCCATAAGCTGCT